TCTCCACATTCATAGTAGCTATCTCCACAAACGCTTCCCAGTTAGCACGCTGACATTCGTGTTAGGAATGATATATCGCGAATATACCAATCAAGTTTTTTGTAAAAAAGGGATCCCGAAGAATCCCTAAAGCTTTTTATTTTTGTTGTTATTATGATTCGTTAGCCAATTTTGCAAAATAACTAAGTGTATCATCTTCGTCTGCATCAGCAGTATCACCTACCGGAGCAGATTCAGCAACCATTGTTGGTTCAGCAACTGTTTGAGCTACTACAGGTTCTGCTGCAACTTCACCAGCATCAACACCCATTACCTTATTAAACTTAGCTTTAAGTTCAGCATAAGTCTTGTAGTTTTCAGGCTTAGTGAAATCAGCCAAAGAATGAACCTTAGCATATACTGCTTCTAGCTTTTCTTCATCTGAGTTATACAGAGCTGATTGAGAACCAAACTCTGACTTATCGTAATTTACCCAACCTTCAACTTTACGGATCTTGATCTTAAAGTCAGCACCTTCCCAGAAATCGTAAGGGTTGACAGGATCTTCATCTTGAAATTGAGGTTGCATTACATCCATAATCTTATCAAAGATCTTCTTACCAAACTTATAAAGGAATACTTTACCTTCATTTTCTGGATTAGATGGATCTGAAACGACAAGAATGTTTGAGACATAATGTAAACGACGTTTACGTTCACGAGCAAGAGCTTTATCTTCATCTCGACCACTATTCCATAAGATGGTGTTTGCTTCTGAAACAGGGTCATCCTGACCAATAGAAGTTAATGAGTTTTCGATATACCACATACCAGTTGGTCCTTGAAAACCATGATCCCAATAACGTGCCCATGGTAGATCTTCACCTTCCTTAGGTGGAAGGAATCGAACTACTGCATAGCCATTACCAGCTTTATCACGAGTAGGTTTCCAAAAACGGTCATCACCGTATGATTTGGTTTCTGCTTTTGAAGATACAGCCTCAGCTGCTTGAACGAGTTTGTCGATAGACGAGCCACGACTAGATTTTAAGTTACTTAAAGACATATTGTTTTCTCCGTTGTATTGTCTGAATTATCCACTTTATACATAATATTGAGTTATATTATAACATAGTTTCATTAGTTTGTAAAGGACTTTTTTATGATTTTTATCATTTTATCTCGGTCAATCGAAACAAATGGATCATACTTATGAACTTTACGAGACACATCAGGCCACATGATTGTCTCTGTGATTTGTTTATCTGCCCTGTCCATAAACCTTGTGAGCTTATGTAGTATGACCACAGTTTCTAAACAAATTTCTTCCTGCATGAATGCTGTAATAACTACTGGGTATTCGCTATCTTGACATTCAAGCATCTCATCAAATGAGTTGACCATTGATGATAGTTTATTTATATCGTTCTTAAACCTATATGTTAATGACTCATGGACCTTAACCATATCATTGTAATTAGACTCTCCATCAGGACCTAGCATATCGCCGACATACTTTACGTCCTTTATAAAGTTAGACACATAGTACTTAATAAGATCTTTGCCATAACTCTTACCGAGCTTGGCAAAGAAATACTTGTCTCTTCGTTTAAAGAAAGACTGAGGATTAACTCTTGTTTTATAACGGTACTTTACAGCATCATAACCATCTGTTTCAAAATGAAGCTTGAGAGCGTTATAAAGTTTATATGATTCGAATGGATCCATTTTATTTAAGGCAAGATTCATATAATGCTTCTAAGTCCTCCATCTCTCCAGTCACTTGAGCTAGAGTTTGTTTATGGTATACATTAGCAAGCTTACGTAAATGCTTTTTATCAACTCCAACTTTATCGTTGAGGTCATCAATTGCTTCTTTAATAAAGCTTTTCTCTGATTCAATACGAACCATAGAGTTAGATAACTCGGTCATTGCATCTTTAATAATTTTACGATCTGCTTCTGATGATGGGATAATAATTGTGCTCATTGTTGTTTCCTATAGTGGTAGTTTATTGCCGGTTGTTGTAGTAATTAGTTTTAAGTTAGAAGCTTCTACTTCTAACTTCTGTTTAATGGAATCTGATAATAGACGTTTCACATTACTATATTCCATTCCTCGTTCTTCAACTATATATGTAATTGCATCAATATAAGTAAAGCCTTTTGATACAACAAGTGTTTCGACAGAAGAAGAGAACCTTTTCTTTGTCATGATTTTATATTCTAATTCTTCACTCAATTGATAACCCTCAATAATATACAATCTTTATTGATTCTACCAGTAGGAACACTTACTTTTGTAGTTAATCCTTTAAAGACATTATCAATTTGCTTTTGTGTTTTCTTTAATATTTGTGGTAACACTTCATCTGGTTTACGCAGTGCACAAGTTCGGCTTAAGACATTATCAAAGTTTTTAAGAGTTGATCCTGATACCATAAAGCCATCGGAACTATCAGTTACATATTCTGTTAATCTTTTCTGTTTGACATTATAAACATATACAGTTTTAGCACCTGGAATCACAATAGGATTAACTGATGCAAGTTTGGCAACATCATCACCCTTACAATAATTAAGTTTGGCAACCTGTTTATCAGATGCTTTAGGTTTAGATGCTCGTGGTTTGCGTACAGCTTTATTTACGAGTTGAGCCTTTTCAACATCATCAAGAATTGTATCGAGTTGAGCAATTGCCTTTTTAAGATTAGGCTTTGTCCAACTACTATATGCTTCAACCATTTGTTCACAAGTTTTATTATATGCATCATTTAATTCAGCACGAAGCAATACTATACGGTCAGCAAACATTTTAATCGCTGGACCTTTTACGGTATAAGCCTTGATTACATTGAATGCATCAAACTTTGTAGTAAAGTCTTTTTCAAACCAACCTTCAATCACAGTATTATCAAACTCATTATAAATTGTTTCCATCATTTTCATGAATATACGATCTTGAATTGAAACAACTTTTTTAGGTTTATCATCAGTATCTTCATCAGCAATATTTTTACCTAATTCAATAAGATCCTCAATGTAACCTTTAATCGCATTACGCTCATGGATATGATAATCAAATCCTGTAAAGTGAATAGCTGCAAGTTTAGAAACTAATAAAAAATTAGCATCTTTTACTTTCTTTAAATTTTTTATATCGTCTTTTGGAAGTTTAAGATATTCCTTTGCATAACGAACTGCATAATTTTTAAAATCTTTAGGGCTATGCTTGTAATTAAACCAGTTGGCAGCTACACCCCACTCATTCCAGTATTCATACTTATCATCTTTATCTGGGTCTGGAGTAGTTGACTTATCATAAACTGGCATAGGACCTAGGTATTTACCATCAATCGTATTTCGATTGCCTCGGCCTTTGGCTCGTTTTTTATCTAATTCTGCTGACATATTATTTTCCTATGTGTTTGATATTTTCATTTGGAATGACTTGATAGGTACCTTTATTGTAAGCAATCGCTACAGTATATTTTGAAGATACTTCTTTTTTATATGAGTCATCTTGTATAACTTGAGACGGTGGAGTAAGAGGTGCAGATTTATATTCAACCTGATCCTCATAGTTAGGATGAACCGAACGTACCTCCATTTGTTTGAAAGTACGTTGTGGTCTTTTGCATTTGTTTAGGGCTTTTGATTTACGCTTACGCCCATGAATATCATAGCGTAGAGTGTTAGTATTAATCAAAGTTTAGTTCCTGTGTTTCTGAATATGCTTCAAACATTGGAGATGACTTGATATATGTATCGACATCTTTATCCGAATAGTACATATTTTCTGGAGAAAAAGCATCAAGATTCTTTGGTGATTGATGGCCTGCTTTCTTGACAGCCTTTGTGAGTTTACGAGTATCGCGTAGAGCAATACGGTCTTGAAGTCTTTGCTTCTTGAGAACTTTTTTGTGAGCTTGTTTGATCATACGCAATCGTTGCTTTTGTGTGAGTGGCTTTGGTGGAGTAAAATCTAGATCATCTTTCATAATATAAGTCCTGAATAGTAATTAAATAAGTATATGGCTCAGCACAAGGCCTGCACGCCGGGTCGTCCGACTCTAATTTACCATGATTGAAAATACCTCAAAATTAAAAATCTATTATATCAAATTAATGACAGTCTGTAAATGGTTTTTTTAGATTATTTTGTTATATCCATATAACTTTTAGTTATATCTCGTATTTTTCCCATCGCTTTTCTTCATCGCGATCTTGAATGGCTGAACCAAGGAAATAGTTATTTAAGTGAAGTAACATGGCAAAGGTTACAGTAACACCCATCTGATCTGGAGTCATATTAGCCATCTTTCCAGCTGCAAATAAAAATACACCTGATACACCGTATGCGAAAATCGCAAATAAAATTTTATTAGTCATGTAAACCACCTTTAACAAAGTTTTCGTTTTCAACAAGAAATTGCATGTTATCATAATCTCCAGGCAACATACCTGAGATGAGAAACTCACGCTGATCAATATCAAGGTCAGGAAAGATGTCCTGAACATTTGGCCGCTTAGGTGAGTTATACAAATCCATTTGTTCCTGAGTAACTGGTAAATCCATCGTATTCATTGCACCAGTTAATAAGTGTTTTTTTGTTACTAACATAATTTAGTCCTTATCTTCTTCAATAGTAATTTTATAAGTGTTACCGTTTTTATCCATAACTTTAACAGTACGTTTAAATGAAAGAAGGAAACCTTCATCAGGGTCCAAATCTAAGTGAGGACCTTTCACGTCATGAATAATGTTATCGTCAATTGCTGCTTCAGTAACCAAAGCTTTTTTAATACGATCTGCAATAAAATCGTTATACACTAAATCGTTTATCATAATATATTTTCTTCCCAAATTAATTTAACTAATTTTTCTTCCATTCGGTAAGCTTCTTTTTCCCATGGAAGATCCATATAATCGGTATTTTCTGAAATGTTTTTTGACTTCCAACGCATACCGTATACGCTCATTTCTTCTCGTGCAAACTGTTTGACATGAACCATTTCGTGAATGATTGTTGAAACAAAATCTTTAAGTGAAATATTCTTGTTGACTTCAATGTTGAAATTTCGTATATCGTCCATAACGTCATCAGTCATACACAAACCAAATTCACCTTCTGGCATTTTCTTTAGTATAACATTAACATTAAGTGATCTCATTCTTGACAAGCCTAATTTCTTAATAGACCATTCAACAGTCTTTTCAGCAAGAGCTCGTTTGTCCTTTGTTGATCCTGTACAAAATATAGTCATAAAATCGTGTGCCTTGTTTCATTAATTTAGAATATAATTATATCAAATATATGGGTTGATGTAAACAACTTTTTTCAGTTTTTTTAGAATATTTTGA